CGCTGTTACAGCAGGGTCTACTGCTACAACGATTCTTTGTAGCTCAGGTGCTTGTCTTACTCTTGCTTCATCAATCAAACCTAAGTTGAACAAAGCTCCCTCTACATCTTCTAGTATTTCTGCATAAAGTTCTTGTCTGCCTATCCTTGTACCCTCATATCTTTCTTTGAGCATGGTTACTGCTGATGGTGCTAGGTTGTCAATGTTCTCAAAGGTATTTCCCCTGATGACTTCTGTATCGCTTCGTTGTGCTAGTTCTTTAATTAGCTTGGTAGGTCTAGGTGTAGTTGTGATTATGCACTTTGGTTTCTGTCCAAGTCTTAGTGCCATCATTAAGTTATCAAACGATTCTCTGTATCTCCATGATGCTAACTCATCACACCATGCTCTGTGAAACTGTACACCACGAAGTCGGTCAGGTTCGATAGCAGGGAAACCAATAATCTTAGACCCATTGTAGAATGTTATCTCGCTATCAGACTTGTTGTATCCTGTGCCACTTAGCAAGTCTTTGTCTATGATGTTCATGAATCCTGAATCACCTGAAAAGATAACTCTTTTTAAATCACCATAGGTCGGTGCTATGACACCACAGATGACACCTCTGTTAATCAAACAATACTGAATGATGTCATAAGCACCTGTCAGGGTCTTACCCCAACCTCTACCTGCTAAGAATAAATGGATGTTGTATCTATCAGCTTCATGGACAATTTGGCTATCTCTAGCTTTTTTACCATACCACTCAGTTAATAGAATCGATGCCTTCTTTCTCTGACTGTCTAGTGTCTCGAATGTCTGAAATGAGTTTTCTAAATTTATCATCTTGCTCTGTTAAGTTCTCAACCTCTACAACATTAGTTTCTTTCCAACCTGCTTGTGTCTTTAGGAAGAACATCTGTGCAACAAGAGCATCTCTGCCGATACCACATGCAGTCTGAAAAAGGTTACTAGCAATGGTTGCTATTGCCTTAGCTTTGCCTGACTTTAGTTCTTCGTGATAATACTTATACAGAGTTGGTTTGCTCAAATTTACTACAAACCCTATCTGCTCATGGTTCAAACCAAGACCTGATAATCGTTCTATTGTATCAGCAGTCTCTTGATTCTTGTCTACTAGTTTTGGCATATCCCCTTTTTTATACAGTAAAAATAAAAAAAGAGCAATCATTTCTGACTGCTCTCTTTGTTGTGTTTTGTTTAGATTAATACTTTTCTTATGTTTCTCCTATTTAATTTATTTTTTTGGAAGTGGTTTGAACTCTTTTTCTCCACCTGTCTTTGTCCATACATCTAAATCTTCGACTTTTGTTTCTGAACAATGTATCGGTGTGTTATAATCACGAATTCCTTCCCAACTATAATCTTCATACTTTTGTATTGTATTTGTTCTCTCAGAACTGCCGAATCTTATTTCTTTACGATATACTCTAGTTCTATAACCAAAAGCATCAGCACCCCAAGTTTTCTTTTTACAAAATTTTATTTCATCTCTTATCTCAGATATTATATTTTGTGTCCAAAAGTTTTTATTAGAGAAAGATGGATGGCTAAGTAATGCATCTAACATATATGCCATATGGTCTTTTTCTTCTTTTGTTGCACATTCAAATATTATTCTCATTTAGTTTCTCCTTTATTTACAAGGGTTTTATTACCCTATATGAGTATTATTATATACTTTAAGGGTAATGTAAAGACTTTTTTTCATCTTTTTTAGACCATTGATAAGTCCTCAAAACACTTGGTATTATTGTTCCATCGGATAGTACATTCCCCAATATTGCCCTGAACATCGATTTCTCGTATCTTAGCTACCCTGACAATAGTGCATGAGTTCTCATAGTCTCTTGTAACAATTATCCCTACATCAGCTTTGTTGTTCCAATGAGCAGACCCACTTACATCATACAAGCTGTTAACTGTGAACAATCCATCAGCACTTCGTATTTGCTTGGTAGGATGTGCCACTAAGAATGTGAAGGTATTAGTTTCACGATTAAATCTTTTTATCTTAGATATCAGTATTGAAATATGTTCATCTTCCCTGATAACCCTCTCTGCACTCACTTCATTGTATGGGTCTATTATCAATCCATCTATGTCGTAAGCTTCATGACATTTCCTAGCTTTATCAAGTATCCAATCTATATCAGGTGCATCTTCTTTTTTATCTACAAACAAGAAATGCTCATGTATGTATTCGATTGCTTGAAGCACTTCGGTCTCATCGGCTCTGTTGTGAAACATCTTATCGAAAGGTTTCTGACAATACTTCTCAATCAATCTTTTGAGATTGACTTGTGCAGAACTCTCAGGTGAGAAGATAAGATACTTGAAAGAATGTTCTCTAGAAGTTCTCAATGCTATCTCGAAGGTCAAACTAGACTTACCTGAGTTAGGTGTACCTGTCATCAGAATGAATGAAGGTTTGATAATCTTAAAATAATTATCTAATGATGTGAAACCACAATGATATCTCTTTTGTGATTTACCATTGTACAAATCCCAAATACTTTCTGTTAAGTCTTTGGCTCGATATACACCTTCGATATCTTTCATTATCTATCCTGCTAAGAAGTTTTTATTCTTCTTAACCTTAGTTAAAATATTACTTTGCTTTATATTAGTATTGTGGGCATCTGTTGCACTACCGATTGCAGTATCCTGCACTAGTGAAGCATTTGCACTACCAAGTACATATCTGTTAGTGTTATTTACTCTGCCTTTGATTTTACCAATCTTGATGTACCCTTTTCTTTGTAACTCTTTTATGTGGGTCTTGACACTTCTTTCAGAGCAATGGCACAAGTTGGCAATGTGACTGATGCTAGGGAAACATGCATGTTCTTCATCAGCATAATTAGCCAACATGAGCAAAATCAGTTTGCTAATACTGTTCTTAGTATCTTGTTTGACTGCCCATGCCATTGCCTGAAAAGACATTATTTGATTCCATAAAAGTCGTTAGCTGTTACTTTCTTTTTTGTTTCTTTATAAATCTTCATCATATTCTCTAGTCTTGGTATCTTCTCTCCATAGTAATACTTGGACATTGTTGGAAGTGGTATATCACACTTTTTCGCAAACTTAGATACTGAAATCCCCTCTTGTTTTATATATTGATTTAATATCATCTTGTCTCCTTGTTATTGACCCCATGAGTATATATTACTTTTAGTATAAAAAAAAGGTTTACATTGATATACTTTAGGTGTAATGTACTCACATGAACAGGAGAAACATATTATGACAATGACACTATATCATGGTACTGATGCTCAGTATCTCGACAACATTTTAAAGAATGGTATCGTTCCACGTGGAACATCAAAAGGTAATTGGGAACATGCTGATTTGTATAGCAATCCTGACTTGGTTTATCTGACAGACTGCTATGCTTTTTATTACTCAACTATGCAGGTGACAGAAGACCAAAAAGATTCCCTCATTCTCAAAATCGAAGTTGATGAAAGTAAATTATGCTTAGATGAAGATTTGATTATGCAACTACCTGAGAAGGGAAGAAGGAATGCATTTGAGAGAATCGTGAGAACTAACAAGAGATTTGGAGTTGTTTCACGTGAAACATCAAAGTGGTCAAAGTTTAAAAACAAAGACATGAAACATCAACACAGATTCTTTTCTGATTATATAAAGTATTTTAGAAGCGAATGGGATATGTCACTTGAACATCTTGGTACAGTAGCACACATTGGTAAGATTGAACCAAGTCAGATAAAAGATTATGTTACTCACGATTTTTTACCCTGCTTACTTAGTCATGACAACTCTGTGACAATCGAGAATCACAGATGGAAAAGTGATTATCAAAGAGCAGAGTTGAAATATCTATTTGATGAACCATTAGATGAAAGAGACAAGAATGCTATCGAAGATAATAAATACAAACAAAAAGAATTGATTGACTTCAATAAAGAATGCGAAGAAAAAAAAAGATTAGACCTGAGTAAGTCTGAAACGAAACTGCTCGTAAACAATTAACAGGAGATAAGTATGGAAGTACAACAAGTAAAAAAAACACTCAACGAAAAATTTGACTATGACAACATGGCAAAGGTTGTTGCTAATTGGGTACACTTCTTCGGTGAGAGACTTGATGTCGATATCGAAGAAATCGCTTTGCAACTCGGCAATGATGACAAGCTCAAAAAAGAAGAAAAGGATGCTCTCATAGACATGCTACAAAAGCTTACGACACTAAGACTAGTATCAAATGATGTGGCAAAGTTTGGTGTTCATGAAAAAAATTATGGCAAGGGGTATGACATTTTATGAAAGTAACAAAGATAAATAGTGGTGCATATACACGAAACATTTATTTACCTTCAGGTAAATTAGTAACCCTTGTCATAAGACACACAGATGCGACTAAAAGATTTTGGGAAATACATTGTCCTGTGCTTGTCAAGTACATAGAAAAAGATGAGTATTTAAAGAATAAGTTTCCTGATGGTTTTGGTCTATTCAAAAATAAAAAACATGCAGTAGATTGTTGCAGGAATCTGATACAAGATGTCATCCTGCAAGAAACTATTGATATCATATAGGAGAAATAAATGGCAACAGCATTAGTAAGAATGAGAGATGACTACCAAATTGTAGGTATATTTACATTTACTACTTTGATGGAATTGTTTTGGTCTATAGATGAATGTACAGACCCTTATGAATGTGAATTTATAAGGATACAGCATGGGGGAATATATTTTCCAAACGAAGCAGATAAGCTATACACATGGAAAGAAATCAAAGCTAAAAATGTAGATATAACAAATGGTGAGCATTGTGGAGACATGACTGCAAGTTTGACAGAAAACTTACAAGTCTTAGAAGACAAGATGATTCAAAGGAAACCGAATAAATGGCAGAATTTTGATGGTTGGTGTTCTCACCAAAATTCAGATAACAAAGAGTATTTTGAGAAACTAGGAGAAAGAAAATGACAATGACTAAAATACAAGAAAAACAAAACAATGAACTTAGACTTGCAAGTGCGATGAACAAGTTTCAGGAGTTGGCTATAAGTGCTGTAACTAGTGGGAACAACCCTCACTTCAAATCGACATACTCAACACTAGCCGATGTGATTAAAGCATGTAGGCAGGGCAATCAGTTCGGTCTTTTCTTTACACAACACACCATTGAAAAAGAAGGTAAGTGTTATGTAAAGACTGTTGTCAGACACATCAATGACACAGATACCTATGATGCATGTCTAGCTGTGCCTTGTGCAAATTTGACTAATGCACATCAGTTGGGTTCAGGTATCACTTATGCAAAAAGGTTCACCTTACAGTCTTTGTATGGATTACCTTCAGAAGATGATGATGGTAATGGCGCAGTCGCTTCACCAACGATAAACCCACAAGTGCAAAACGAGATTAACAAAAACAACATAATGTAGGAGTAGAAAATGAGTATGGATGTAGATGATATAATGAGACAAGTAAATGATATCGAAAGCAACAGTCAATCAGATGTCATGAATGGAACACTTAACGACCCATTCAATGATTCAGATAGGATTGTCAAAGTCGGTACGATTGATGATGGAACTGTCGAGACATATCGAGATAAGAATACAGGTGAGACTGTTACCAAAGAAGGCACAAACATAATTGTCGTTGAAAAGACAAGTGCAACAGGTAAAAAGTATCATCGTGTTTTTGCAGAGATAGGATTCTTGACACCTGCACAAGCAGGTAAGAATTATCAGATGGCAGGTGCTATGAAAGTCAACTGTAAGTATGACCATCAGATGTATGCAACTCAAAAAGAAGGCACATCTGAAAAGACAGGCAAACCTTATAAGTTTATTAGCTTGGCACTATATGAAAATGATGGTATAAATAAAAATGGAAAGGATGTATCTGACCCCTCAATACCTGAAGGTACACCTTTCTAGTTTTCATATATACACTCTTAGAAACGAGGTCATAATCGTTTCTCCTCGCAGGTGGGTTTTTGATTTTTCCCCCACCTGCACCACAAACTACAAAGGAGCAAATAATGGATAGAACAAAAGGTATAGGTGGGTCTGATGCTAAGAAAATTGTCGATGGCAGTTGGCATGATTTATGGCTCGAAAAAACAGGCAGGAAAGAACAAGATGACCTGTCAGAAATACTTGCAGTACAAATAGGTGTTGCAACAGAGACATTGAATTTAGATTGGCTACAAAGAATATTAGTCAAAGAGAAACATCAGCACACACAAATCAAAAGAGATGTAACACTCGAACCCAAAGATTTCATGATGTCGCATTTAGATGGATACATTGAAGATGCAAATATCGTAGTAGAAGCAAAACACACTTACGA